TCGGCAACTCGGTCGGCACGCCCGGCACGACCCCGGCCACCTCGCTCGTTCTGTTGCAGGCGCAGCAGAAGCTGAATGAGAACGCCGCTGTCATGTCGCCGCGCTACGCGACGGTCAATCCGGCCGCTAACGCGTCGCTGATCGAAGGCATGAAAGGTCTGTTCAACCCTGTTTCGGCTATTTCGAAGCAGTTCAAAAACGGCATCTTCGGTGAAGGCATTCTCGGCTACGACGAACTGAATATGTCGCAGTCGATTAAGCAGTTCACGACGGGCTCGCGCACGGGCACGGTCACGGTCAGTTCGTCGGTCACGACCGAAGGCTCGACCAGCATCGTTCTGACGGGCCTTGGCTCCACGACGATCAAGGCCGGTGACGTGTTCACCATCGCCAACGTCTACGCCGTCAACCCGCAGACCCGTGAGTCGACTGGCTCGCTGTTCCAGTTTGTTGCTCTGGCTGACGTTACGGCGTCCACCACCGCGACGGTCACTGTCCCGGCGATGTATTCGGCCACGCAGGCTCTGGCCACGGTCGACGCTCTGCCGGTCGCTTCTGCGACTGTCACGTTCCTCGGCGCTGCCTCGACGCAGTATCCGCAGAACCTGATCTACCACAAGGACGCTATCGCGTTCGCCACGGCCGACCTTCTGCTCCCGCAGGGCGTCGACATGGCTTCGCGCCAGGTTCACAACGGTATCTCGCTCCGCGTTGTCCGTCAGTATGACATTAACAACGACCGACTGCCCTGCCGTATTGACGTTCTGTATGGCTACAGCGTCATTCGTCCGCAGATGGCGGTTCGCCTTTGGGGCTAATAGAGGGGGCTTCGGCCCCTTCTTCCTCTCTAATTTAGGAGCAACGTAATATGCCTACCAATAACCCCCCGACTCAGAGCGCGGCCTATCCGCTTGCCTCGTTTGGCCCTAACCCGACCCTTTCCACGGGCACGGGCGGCTACCAGTACACGGCTGGCGACATCAACGAAGCCGTTATGGGCGTGCAGATCGCTCCGATTGCCAAGACTGCGGCGGCTACGCTGACTTCGCAGGAATTGGTGCAGGGTATCCTGACGACCAGCCTGTCCGGCGCGGTCGACATTACGCTTCCGATTGTTGTCACGGCCAATAATGTTACCGGCCTCAACGACATTGTGCCCAGCGCCAAGATTAATAGCTCGTTTGATTGGAACGTCATCAACCTGACGGCTTCCACTCATGCGGCGACTGTCGTTGTCGGCACGGGCTGGACGATTGTTGGCTCGGCGGCGGTTTCGGCGGCTACTTCGGCCGCTTTCCGCGCGCGCAAGACCAGCGACACGACTTGGACTCTTTACCGCATCGCGTAACCATAGGAGAAGGCAATGCCTAACACTAAACCTGTCGGTGTTGCCTTCTCTGATCCCGAACTCGTGGCTGGCACAACCATCACGGGCGCGACGATCAGTGGAGGCTCCATTTCCGGCGCTACTTCAGTTACCGCAGGCGACATCACGACGACCGGCGGTCTTTATCTGAAATCGGCTACTGTTGCGGCTGCGGGTTCTACGCAGGCCAACGCGGCGGCTGTTTCGGACGGCTTCACGCTCGTATCCGGCGCGGACGGCACCAAGGGCGTCGTTCTTCCGGCGGCGGTTGCGGGTCGCACGGTCATCCTGAAGAACAATGCCGCCGCAGTCTTGAAAGTTTGGCCGGCGTCGGGCGATGGCATTAACGCCATCACCGTCGACTCAAACTTTACGATGACTAATCTTACGGCTTGTATGTATGTCGCGTATGATTCGACCACTTGGTATTCTATCCCGCTGGTCGCGTCCTAATCTAATCCTACGGGCGGGCTACGGCCCGCCTGGCCCTTACCATAGGTGTAAAATGGCCCTCATTTATTTGCGTCATGACGTGCATGGCGTTAAGATCGCTACGCTGGAATTAGAAGCGGAAGCCGACATAGAGAACGGCTGGGAAAGGTTCGATCCTGATGACGACGGCGGGCGAGCAGATCAACGGAGCCTTGAGGCTTCTGGGGGTTCTGGCAGAAGGCGAAACGCCCTCAGCGGAAACGTCTCAAGACGCGTTGACCGCGCTGAATCAAATGATCGACTCGTGGAACACGGAGCGTCTAGCGGTCTTTTCAACTCAGGATCAGGTTTTCCTGTGGCCGCCAAGTCAGCTTAATCGGTCGCTTGGCCCGACCGGCGACTTTGTCGGCAATCGACCCATTCTGCTAGACGACGCGACTTATTTCCGCGACCCGCAGACCAATGTGTCTTACGGTATCAAGCTGATTAACCAACAGCAATATGATGGCATTGCGGTCAAAACGGTCACGTCGACCTACCCGCAGGTCATGTTCGTTAACAATACCTATCCGAATATTGAAATGTATATCTACCCGGTGCCGTTGCGGCTGCTGGAATGGCATTTCATTTCGGTCGAGGAACTGACGCGCCCGGCGCAGTTGGCGACGCAGCTTACGTTCCCGCCGGGCTATCTGCGGGCGTTCCGTTACAATCTGGCGTGCGAGATGGCCCCGGAGTTTGGCGTCGAGCCCTCCGCGCAGGTGCAGCGCATCGCCATGTATAGCAAGCGCAACCTGAAGCGCATCAATAACCCGGATGACATCATGGCGCTGCCTTACAGCATCGTCGGCACGCGCCAGCGCTATAATATCTACGCCGGAAACTACTAATGAAGACGCCTATCCTTGGCTCGTCTTATGTTCTGCGTAGCCCCAATGCGGCGGATAGCCGCATGGTTAATCTATACCCTGAAGTCATCCCCGAAGGCGGCAAAGAGGCCGCATGGCTTCAGCGTGCGCCAGGATTGCGCGCGCTAACACAGCTTCCGACCGGCCCCGTGCGCGGACTGTGGCAGTATGGCAATTACGGCTACGCCGTCGCCGGCAGTCGGCTATATCAGATCAATAGCGATTGGACGTATATTGATCGCGGTCAGATCTTAGGCACGGACAATTCCACGACGCAGCCCGTCAACATGGTCGACAACGGCACGCAAATGTTCATTGCGGCCGACGCCAACGGCTATATCTACAATAACACCGACATTACGCTGACCTGTAACACGACCAACACAAGCACGACTGTCACCACGGCTTTTACCGGCGCTATCTGGGTTGGTCAGCCCGTGTCAGGGTCAGGCATTCCGGCCAGCACGACGGTCGCCAGCATTACGAACGACACGACGTTCGAACTGTCTCAAGCCGCTACGGCGACGGCTTCTGGCGTTACGCTGGCCTTTACGCCGTTCTTAGAGCAGATTACCGATCCTGACTTTTACGGCGCAGTTGGCGTCGGCTTTCTCGACGGCTATTTTGTCTTTAACGAGCCCAACAGCCAGCGCTTATGGGTGACGGAATCCTATAACGGCGCGGCGATTGATTCGCTCGCGTTCGCCAGCGCGGAAGGTTCGCCGGACGATCTTGTCACGCTGATCGTCGACCACCGCGAGGTCTGGCTGTTCGGCGTCAATACTGTCGAGGTATGGTATAACGCCGGCACGCCGGATTTTCCGCTTGCGCGTATTCAGGGCGCGTTTAACGAAATTGGCTGTCTTGCCGCCTATTCAGTCGCCAAACTCGACAATGGCTTATTCTGGCTTGGCCGCGACGCACGCGGTAATGGCGTCGTTTATCGGTCTAAAGGCTATTCCGGTGAGCGCGTTTCGACGCACGCTGTTGAGTGGCAGATCCAACAATACACCGATCTTTCCGACGCTGTGGCGTATACCTATCAGCAAGACGGCCATAGCTTTTATGTGCTGAATTTCCCAACCGCCAATACGACGTGGGTTTACGACGTGGCGACGGGGCTTTGGCATGAGCGCGCCGGTTGGGAAAATAACCAGTTCACGCGTCATCGCGGCAACTGCCAAATGAACTTTAGCAACGAAATCGTCATTGGCGATTACGTTAGCGGGTTCCTTTTCGCCTATGATCCGACCGTCTACACGGAAGCCGGCACCGTTCAAAAATGGCTGCGGTCATGGCGCGCGTTGCCGACCGGCGAGAACAATCTGAAGCGCACGACGCAGCACAGCTTGCAACTTGATTGCGAAACGGGCGTCGGTCTTAACAGTAATGACTACGGCTTGCTCGGCACGACGTATCTTATTACGGAAGATTTTAAGAATATCATAACCGAAGACGGCGACTTTATCGTTTCGTCGCTCAACCTCCCGGCTCCTGGTATCGTTCCGCAGGTCATGCTGCGCTGGTCAGACGACGGCGGCCATACATGGTCAAACGAGCATTGGAAATCTATGGGCCGTATTGGCCAGTTCGGCTACCGCACGATTTGGCGGCGTCTCGGCATGACGCTTAAGATCCGCGACCGCGTTTATGAGATCTCTGGCACAGATCCGGTGAAGATCGCCATTATGGGCGCAGAACTCATAATGAGCCCGACGAATGCCTAATCTTCCCAACAACACGCTCGTGCCCGCCGCACGCGTTCCAATCTGGGATAAGGTGACGAACTTTGTCACCCGCGAATGGTATCGCTGGTTCTATAACACTTACATTGCCGTTGAAGCTGGCCGCCGTTACGGCTCGTTCTACAGCACAACGACGTTTACGCCGGCGGTAATCAATACGGCATACGCGATTACGTTCAACAATACCTATGAACGCGCTGACGGGTCTGAGTTGGTTTACGGGGTTTATGTTGGCCCTGTCACGTCGCAGATATTCGTAGATAATACGGCGACGTATAATTTCCAGTTTTCGGCGCAGCTAAAAGAAACCGGCGGCGGCACGAAACAGATTTATATCTGGCCGCGCATAAATGGCGTTGATGTAGCCGATTCCGCCACTAACGTGACGCTTGCCAATGGCTTGAATGCTGCGGCTGTCGCGGCGTGGAATTTCGTGCTAAACCTTCAGGCTGGCGATTATTTTGAACTGATCTATTCGGCCAGTAGCACAAACGTGTCGATTCCGTATGTGGCGGCGTCTAGCCCGGTTCCGGCAATTCCTTCGGTCATCCTGACCGTAACCAGTTGTGTAGGTGGATAATGGCAGTCGTAACTCCTACCCCAAAAGCCCAATTCTTTTACGCGGACGGCACGCCGCTAGTTGGCGGTAAGGTCTATACCTATTCAGCCGGCACGACCACGCCGCAAGTGTCCTATACTGACTATAGCGGCCTGACGCCCAACGAGAACCCGGTCATTCTGGATTCGCGCGGCGAGGCTAATATTTGGCTGGGCGAACTGTCCTATAAGTTCCGCTTGACCGATGAAAACGACGTAGAGATTTGGACGGTTGATTACGTCACCGCGCCGCTAACCTCAGTGTCGCCGGTTCTGTCCGGCAACGTCACAATCTCGACGGACTCGATTGGCCCGGCGCTGAAGGTTACGCAGATCGGCACCGGCAACGCGATTGTTGTGCAGGACGAAACCGATCCTGATACGACGCCGTTTGTCGTCACCAACACCGGATCGGTCGGTATCGGCACGACGGTGCCGGCGACTAAACTGGCCGTCAACGGCACGATCAGCACGGACACGATTGCTGAATATACGTCTGCCGCCGGCGTCACCATTGACGGCGTTGTCGTCAAAGATAGCGCTATTGCGGGCGATTATCTGCGCATCGCGGCTAAAACCGTGCAGGCTACGACGACCGGCACGTCAGTAACTTTTAACAGCATACCGAATTGGGTACGCCGCGTTACGGTCATGTTCAATGGCGTTTCGACGGATAACACGTCGCCGCTGTTGGTCAAGTTGGGCACGGGCGGCGGCATCGCCAGCACGGGCTATGCCTCGACGGGCGCTCGCTTAGCAGCCGCCGGCACAACGGTTGATAGTTCGACGGCTGGGTTCCTTATCAATAGCACGTCCGCCGCCGACGCTGTGTCTGGCACGCTTGTAATCAGCGCGGTCGACCCTGCTAACTACATTTATGCGGCCGATCATACGGTCAAAGACGGCACGACGGCGGTGATGACCGGCGCGGGCAACGTGACGCTCGGCAACCTGATGACGCAGCTTTTGATCACCACTGTGACCGGCACGTCTAACTTTGACGCCGGCTCTATCAATGTGCTGTATGAATGACAACGGATATTGTAGACGATAGGGATAGGGCGTTAGAGATCGGCTACAAAGCGACCGATTGGCCTGATCCTATTGATTACTCTGAATATCTGGGCATCGCGGCAAGTTGGCAGGTCGAATTAGTCGTCAGAGACGGCGAGCCCATCGGGGCGGTGTTTAGGAAGGATGGCGAGACGCATGTGTCGATCCTTCCAGAGTGGCGGCGCAAATGGCTGTCGCCAGGATTGTTGAAAAAACTTCTGGCCGGCACTCGGCTTACAAGTGTCGAAAAAGGCCATGAGTTCATGTATGGTATATTGGAAAGACTCGGCTTCCAGCGGCAACCCGATGGAACGCTAACCAGAGAGATCTAAAATGGGCTTCAGTTCCAGCTCAAAAGCGCAGCAGCAGGCCACCCAACAGGCTATGTTGATTCAGGCCATCGCGGCTCAGCAGCAGGCTGACGCCCAGCGCGCGGCAGAGGCTAGAGCCCGCGAAGACGCTGTGAAAGCCCAGCAACAGGCGACAACTGCGCTTCAACAGGGGCAGGCGCAGGCCGTCGAGGCTCAGCGTCAGCAAGCGCTTCTTGGTGGCACAGCGTCGCTGCTAGAAGGTCGCGCGCGAAGCGAAGCGGCGCTGCTTGGCGGACGCCAGTTAGCCGAAGAAGCCACAGACATTGGGGCGGCGCGAAGCGAACAAGCGCTGCGCGAATCGGACATTCGCCGTGAGGCCGTGCTGCGGCAGGCGGA